ACACCAGAAGATGGTATGGTATGTGTGACAGAGGGGAACCTCGAGCATTACAACGGCACAACACTGCAATGGGAAACCGCAGATACTGGGACACCAACTCCGAATGCATCTCCTACAGCGGCAGGTAAAGTAGAGATACCAACCCTTGCACAATCACTCGCAGGAACGGACATATGAGAAACAGGAGCGTATATGCCGACTTTGCCATCACATATGGTAGCATATGTCGGTCAGGAGGTAAGCAAAGCAAAAGGAATATGATACCAAGTAGCGAATAACAACTTTACTCTATAATTATCTATAACTATGCCAGCAAACACTAATCCAATCTACACGTTATCACCTGATATTCAGTGGGGAACAACACTTATTACTACCGCAAACACAGCAAAAGACGGTACAGGGACACAACTCACTGTATTTACGGCTGATGCAACGAATGGTGGTTATGTGAGTAAAATCACATTCAGACCAACTGGGACTGCAACAGCATCAGTAGCTCGTATCTTCATCAACAATGGATTGACGAATGCAACACCTGCAAACAACATTTTGTATGCTGAGGTAGCATTGCCAGCTATCACATTATCAGAAATAGCGGCACAACCAGAATACTCTATGCAGTTAGGGTTCGCTCTACCAGCAGGGTACAAACTTAATGTCACTCTCGGTACTACAGTAGCAGCAGGGTATGCGGTATCAGTGATAGGAGGTAAATACTAGAACATTTATACATAACATATAGACATGTCAAACTATGACCTTTTCCACATAACAGACAAGAGCATTAAGCAACAGATATTTTCTAATCCATGAAACTGGGCTGTCTGGAACAAACCACGTCAGTGTGTAATGGTACATTTTGTGGTTATCTGAGCAGGAGCTGGTGGCTGAGGAGGGTATGGCGGTGGTGCTGGTACTAATAGGTCTTGAGGTGGTGGATGAGGCTCTGGTGCTATCGTAAGAGCATCAGTACCTGCGTATATGCTTCCTGATACACTATATATCTATGTAGGGAGATGAGGAGCAGGTGGTGCGGCGTTAGCTAGTGGGGCAGCAGGAGAACTTTCATATATTTCACTTCTCCCAAACAATACGACTGCAACCAACCTCGTATTGGTATCAGGAGCGGCTGCCCCTACTGGATGAGGGCAAGGGAATTCATGATCGAACTCTACGGCGTGAGTAGCGAGTACGATAATGACGGCTACTAATGCAATACTATCCAATCGGACTAATTTCATCGCTATAGCATGAGTGGCGTGACAAGTATCAGCGATATGAGCAACTCCATGAACAGACAGTGCAGCACTTAGTACGATATTCCTTACAGGGTGACCATCGGGTGGAAAAATCGATAATACCAACACGGCATTTGCTGGATGAGGTATCACAGGAGTGACTAATCTTGTGCCTACTATTCCATGAGGTGCAATCTGAGCTACAGGATGAACAGGTGGATGAGGGTACACAAACATGGGATCTATGATATTCACCTCATGATCTGCATGAGGATGAGGTACAACGACATGAGGAGCAGGAGGAGTATCTGCTGTATGATGCGGAGGTGCATGAGGATGAGCAGGTGGTACAACATGAGGAGCAGGTGCTGTTGGATGAAACTGATTAGTCATTGTGACTTGTATCTAATTTTACATAGAAAATATACTATATGGCGACAAAAATATCTGGGATAGTAGCTAAGGTGAAAGCCAAGAATGAAGCAGCATCACTTTCTAAGAAAAGCGGGGCTATTGTGCTACCTAAATGATCGGGGGCTCAAGGTCTAGGTATGGCTGTACAAAGTGCTATGCCTACTCCAGTACAGCCAACACCACAGCAGATAGCTGCATGAAACGGATCAGGAGGAGCATATGTGCCACCAGTAACACCACCAGTTGCTAAGCCAGTATGATTGCCACAAAAACAGGTAACAACACCAGCACCAGTAACTCCTGCACCAACCACACCAGTATTCGGTGGGTCAGCGATGCAGCAGAACACAAACAATAGCAACTACCTCGAAACAAGAAACACAGGGTTAGCATCAGACTACAGCAAACTATGACTTAAAGATGTCAATGCAGTGTATCAAGAACTCGCAAAGAACGCAGAATTTGCGTCAGCATCAGAAGCAGATAAGCAGAACACTGCAAACGCTATATTTGCAAAGATGGGGCAGGCTACAGCAGGAGGTGCAACTACTGGTGCAGAAGTGAAAACGGACGACCTTGGGCAAGATACAAAGGAGTATGCCACACTCACGGATGCAGAACAGGACAACCCATGGATCTCTACGCTTTCAGAGGTGGAGAAACAAGCATACTCAATGATGAGTGAGACAGAGAAAAAGCAGTTCATCAATATCGGTAGAAATGACCTCAAGAACACAGCGACATACGTAGCTAGATGGAAAGAGCAGAGAGACTTCAATAAACAACAGGGGGACATAGCTACCAGACAACAACAGCTGTCGAACGAGAACGCATCGATTGCAGACAACCAACGTATCAGACAGGCAAAGCAACAACTCGGAAACCTTGAAAAAAACATTGGATATCTCGGGACGATGGGATCTCCATGAGTGTCCGCAACCAAGATGACAGCAATCAAAGACCAATACACAGAGGCAGAAAAGGTCTTCACGGAACTCCAGACCATGGCAAAGAACCAAGAGGAACTGAGAAAGCTGGGGATGGACGAACTCGCAGGGAAGCTTGACTTCCAAATGAAAGTATTGCAAGACGACTTGGACGATAAGGTAGGCAAGGCTATGCAAGAGTCATTGGCTGGACTAAGTGCAGCAGATATCAAATGACAGCTCGACACAGTAGAAGAGATCGATGCATTCCGCAAGAACCTCATCACGAACCTCGACAACAAAATAGGAGGATTTATGGACGACAATATCAAAGCAAGAGCGTTTTTGATCGAAAGATTTGACGTTTTGGCGAAAGATATGAGAGACCAAGCAAATACAAAGATGGAAGCAGATGCATTGTATGCAAAAAATGCGAATACTGTCAACGTTGAAATGAGTACGGCTCAAGGATTTTTCGTGGATGGAAACTGACAACCGATTATTAGTGCAATGACGGGGCAAGTGATACCGATGCCACAAAAGCCACCGATGGAACCAAAGTACGATGCAGCAACAGGACAGCTGATCACATTCAGCACAAACGAGAATGGGCAAATAGTTGCAAACGTGCAGCAGGTGAGCAAACCACAGGGGAAACTAGATACAATTTATACGACAGACGAGTTCGGAAACGAAGTCAAAACAAGTGTCATTGTGAACCCAGATTGATCATACACGCCGGTAAGATTTGGAGCAGGAGCAACATGACCTACTGGAGGCGGAACAACAGTCAATCCTGAATCAGGGGAACCAGTCACAGGTGCATCAGTAGCACCGACATTAGCAGCAAACCCAGCGAACATCGTAGAAATTGCAGCAAATATGGAGCCATGAAAGGCATACGACTGCGGGACAAGAGGACAATGTGGAGAATGGTTCAATGATGCGATAGGGAAGGCAAACGGGACAAAAATGGGTGACACATATAAATCCAAAACAAATCATGTAGATAATTCTATTACAGAGTGACAAGCATGAATGGGAGTCGTATTCAACCCATGAGGAGAATACAAGGAAAATGGTCATGTTGGTATGCTCGCAAGTTGACTGGAAAACAACAACGGAATGAAGTGATACCGAGTGGTAAGTGCAAACTATGGAGGCGACGAAAAACTGTCAAAAGACTTTATTCCAGAGGCGTTGATCAAGTCAAATGGTGGGTTCATTCCTACAAAAGCAGCTGCAACAGGCGAGAAAGAGTATGATGCAGGTAGATACCCACAATATAGAGAATACATAGAAGATGGCAAGTTGCCAGCAGGCATGAAAGACAACACAAGACAAGCAAGTGTGTTCAGACAAGAGGCATTAAATGGATACACTCAAGGTAAAAATAGTCTATTGCAAAAGTCATGATTATCTATATCAGATGATAAGGCATACATGAGTACAACGGTAGACCAGAGAAAAGCAGTAGACAAGGCGGTGCAGAATATCAATCCGTTTATCACAACCATGGACAAGCTGATAGAATTGACCAAGAAATATGGTAATGAATCAACAGCAACACCAGCCGGTAAAGAAATGGAAGTATTGGTAAGAAATGCACAGTTGCTTGCGAAAGAGATATACAATCTATGAGTATTGAACTGACCAGATCTTGAACTTATGCAATCAATAATAGCTAATCCAACAAACAGAACTGGTATATGAAATCCGTTGATAAATCATGCTAAGATGCTAGAAAAGGGTAAGAAAACAATTCTTGACAATGCGTACTCCATGGGTGCTACTGTAGGGATAACGCCGGCAAAATCAGAACAAGCACCATGAGCAGCAGGACTAAAAGCACCATCATGAGCTAAAAGCAGACTCCAAAAATAACATTTACCAATAATATATCCACATATGGCATACTGATTCCAAGGTCTAAAATCGCTAGGGATAGGAGGGGAACAAGTGCAAGAACCACCAATGTCGCTCCCAGTGAAAAAACCAGCGTACGACCCAGCAGGGTATGCCTCTTTTTCCAAACCATCGGTATCAGACACCAAATGAGAGATCGCACAGAGTCCAAAGGCTGCCGTAATAGCCAAGTACGGATACACACCATGACAGATGCCGTGAATCAATAAGAATGTGCAGTGAGTGCAGGGAACATCGTTCAATAACCGAGACGAGACTACAAAGAACGAAATACGTTCGAGCATAGCAGAAACAGCAAAGCCGAAGGCAGCGAAACCAAGTGTGAAAGACGAAGTGAGAAAAGCAGGTTACAACCCACAAGCATCACTTGGAGATCTTGTAGCTACGGCGATAGATAACGGCGGAGCATTATCGGACGAGCAGATAGCACAATACTTCCCAGAGTTCAAGGGTAAAGAGAAAGTAGTATGAGAATATTTTGCTACATTGAACGAAAAACCAGACCTGACACCAGAGGAAACGCAACAGTATTTCCCAGAGTTTTTTGAGGCGACACAAGGATGAGTATCGGCAGGTGGTAAGTTCTGACAGCTCCAACAGGACAAGGGAGAATGGAACGATAACCTATTGCCAACACTCCAAACTACCAATGAAGCGACTACGACAAGCGGTGTATTAAAGGAATTCGGTTTGAATATATTGAAGTCAGGTGTCAATCTATGATCTGCAATCGGAAATATGGCATTAAACCCAGTAGACTCAGCGAAAACAATTGGAAAATTAGGTATAGGAACACTCCAGAACATATACGAGAAAGTATCGGGAACCGAACAAGATGGCGAATATGCAGAGCTTGCATCGCAGGTAGGACAATACTTTAAGGATAGATACGGAAGCGAGGAGTGATTCCAAAAAGCAGCGTATGAAGACCCTGTGGGTGTGTTTTCTGATCTTGCCAGCATTGTCGCTGGATGAGCAACAGTTGCTGCAAAGACGGTTTGAACAGCAGGAAAGGTGGCAAGCGTGGCAGGTGCAACAAAAACAGCAAGCACGCTTGGGAAAATAGCAAAATGAGCAAGCAATGTAGCAAGAATAGCAGATACAATAGATCCTGCAACACAAATCATGAAAGCAGGTGGAAAGGTGGTGACAGCTACGGCAAAAGCATGAGGGAAAGTGGTGAAGGAAGCTGGTAAGATCCCACAAAAGACATATGAAGCAATGAGAAAAATAGCACAGGGAGCAAATGAAGTATACGCTAGGAAAGTAACGTGACTATCCCAGAAAGCAGTAGACACATTCAAAGCAAACCCAGAACGACGTAACGTCGAACTCGGACAATTGACAGAAGATTGACTAATGAAAGAAGTAACGGATACAATCGCTTCAGAAAAGAGTAGACTTGATGAAACAGGTAAAGCATATGAAGCGGTAAGGAATAAGTACGTAAAGGTGAATGTAGGTTCTCAATTGCCAGATATTACGGATAAATTATCAAAATACAATATCTCAGTTGCACCAGATGGTAAGCTGAATTTTGCTGATTCAGCACTAGAAAGTGATGTGGCGGGTCAGAAAGCAATCCAATTTGCATACGATGTAGCGAAGAGATGAGAGATCCCAGCGGACATATTCCTGAACAAGAGACTCGACATAAGCAACTCTATCGATTGGAGAAGCGGAGTATCGGACACGGCGAACAAGATCACGAAAGAGATCAGAAACTCACTGAACGAAGCAGGGCATCGTGACGTAGCAGGGTTGTGAGGATTGGACGAAACTTACTGACCACAAAGGAAAGTATGGAACCAGATCGCTAGAGAGTTTATAGACAGAGAGACAGGGGGGCTGAAAGACTCGGCGAAGGCGAAGATCATGAACATGACAAATGCAAATAGAGAACAGCTCCTCGGCAAGATCGAGCAGTATTTCCCAGATATCAGTCTCAAGGTCGATGCACTGAGAACAGCAAGAGAAGTAGACAGCCTGAAGGGCATTAAAGCATGAACATACAACAAGACAGCAATGATCGCAGGAGGTGCGAAAGCAGGATACGAACTATGACAAAGAATTGCACCGTGAGTTGGTCTGATAGGAGCTCCGCTTGGTGCAATAGCATGATTTGTAGCGACAGATCCTGCATATATCATAAAAAGACTGAGAGGTCTTGATGTTAAGGTGCCAGAGGAAATACTACTGAAGCTCCAAAACAAGCAAAAGATTGCGAATAAAGAAGCAGCAGTATTGAAGACAGCATTGCAAAAGGCAAAGAAGCAATCGGCTGATAAGATGTGACTCGAGCAGAAGTTCAAGCAATTTATGCAAAAAGAGGAGAAAAAGCCATTGGCTCTCCCAGAGAAAACAACAACCAACCTCGGAACAAAGAAAAACCCTATCGTAGGAAAGATGCCAAAAGGATATGAAGCGAAACCATTGGCAGATTTTTCAAACATGGAAAAGATCGCATGAACTGCACAGGATGCACCGAAAAAGTGATACGAGACAAAGATCGGAAAGGTAACAGAGATAACACACAACGGATGAGCAAATCCCACATATCGTGTCAAGGTAGAGGGTAGCGACAAACGACACAACATTGACGAAATCGGCGGGGTGTATAAGCCTAAATCAGAGGCAAAAATGCCACGACAGGAAAAGACAGCACCAGTGAAACAAGAACCGAAGGGATTGGAGGTCGCACCGTGAGGAAGAAAGGCGTACTACCTGAAGCTCATCAAAGAAGAGTACGGTCTCGACATAAACAAGATGGAGACGGAAGATATGCTAAAAGTCAAGGATGCAATCAATTCTAGGACTCCAGAGAAAACAATAAAGATACTGGAGGAGTTGCAAAAAAAGTATGATAGAAGCGAGAAATGACTACCACAAAAAAGTATGTGACTAAAGCCTAAAAAATAGTACCATTGAACCGATCCACATTATCCATAATGTCAACTCATGTCTGCTATGATAGAAACCATACAACAGAGAATACGGTTGCTTGCGAGGGCTTCACAAAATGCTGACCTCAGGCACATAGAGATCGCCTTATGTAGGGCGGACATTATGCATTTCTTCAATAATTACCTATATACAGATAGAAACGACTCACTCTTCGGGCAGGACGTACCAAGAGTGATGCCGTTCATCCCCATGGACTTCCAGAAAGAGCTGATCATAGAAACACGAAACAGCATAGTCAATGGAACACTCAGTGCGAAAGACAGGCGAGACTTCACAAACGTATTTGTGGAAAAATCAAGACAGATGGGGGTATCGTGGCTGATTATGGCGATATTCCTCTACGGTTGGCTGTTCCACGGTCACAAGTACCATGTCATATCTCAGAAGGAGACTGACGTAGACAAGATCGGGGATATGAGGTCGTTGTTCGAAAAGCTGAGATTTATGATCAATAACCTACCGCAATGGATGTTGCCGGAATGATTCAGCAAGCAGGCTGACACGTCATTCAACAAAAGAATGCTCGTAAGCAATCCAATGACATCTGCATCTATATCGGGAGAGTCTGCAAACCCGAATGCAGGTAGATGAGGGACATACAATGCGATATTCATGGATGAAATGGCGTTTATGTCAAACGCACATGCGATCAATACATCATGTGCATCAGCGACACCGTGCCGTCTATTCAACTCAACTCCGAACGGAGAGGGGAATGAGTTTTATAGGATGAAAAGACTGACCGAAAGACGAAAGGACTCGGAAGGAGATCGACATGAACCAGAGATCAAGTATCTAAGGTACCACTGGACGGAAAATCCACTATACTGCGAATATGATGGCGACAAGAGACGATACAACCAAAAAATCAAGGGGATGAGTCGTGAGCAGATCGCACAGGAGCTGGATATCGATTATAACGCATCGGTAGAGGGAAGAGTGTACCCATCATTCCCATCTGACACATGGGATCTGGAATATGACCCAACCAAACAGACATATGCATGGTTGGACAATTCTCATGGAGGAAGAGATCCACACGCACTTGTAATTGCACAGATTGATCCAAAGACTCATTATATTGACATAATAGATAGCATATTTAT